AACCGATCCAATAACCAATACAGGACAGGTAGTGGTAGTAGAAACTGGAAACAGTTTACAGGATTCAATAGAAGAACCATATACAACTCAAACAGTACTGGTGGATCTGGTGGATCTGGTAATAATCACTCTCATAGTGTGAATGCAAGTAATCGTCAATTAGATTTGACGACAAAGTACATTATTAAGTACAAGTACACCGTCAAGGACGATAACTGGAACTGAACCATGGGAATCGCACAAAACTATTTCAAAGGAAAGTCAAAAGGTGGAAGGATAGGAACCATTGTACTGGTTGCCAGTATTCCTACTGACTTTGCAAATAAGTATATCCTATGTGATGGTCAGAGTCTTAATGGTTTCCAGTACAGAAGACTACACAGAACAATAAGCAATGTCTATGGTGGTGATCAGTATGTTCCGAACGTAACCGATCTTCCTGGTAGTACATTTACATTCAAAGTACCAAATTTAATAGGACGAACACTCAGAGGTGCACCGAACATGGCTTCTGCTGCGAATATGGCACAACAAACTGGATCTGCAAATATGGCAATAGATCCACATACATTGACAAGTAGTGAAGTACCATCACATACTCATAGTATAAATGCCAATACAGGTTATGCATACTCAATCAATTTAAATAACCATAGTTCATCTGGTCAGGTTCAGGTTGCATCATATACTCCCAGTTATAATAGAAGTTTCCGACCAGAGAGTGCAAGTAGTTATTTGAACAATGCCACATCTGGTCATAGTCATAGTGAAGCATCGACATTGCAACCGTCCATCTTTTTAAATTATTACATACAGTCAGCATAACATGGCATTAAGATACAATCAATTCAAAAACGATCATACTGCCATTGGTACAATCATAACATGGGCAGGTAATTCAGTTCCGAACGGATACTTACAGTGTGACGGGACACAATACACAATTACGGGTGTAAGTAACGTCCGATATCGTGGTCTGGCATCTGTTGTGTCTGGTCAGTATGATGGAGGTGACACTTACCCATATGGTGATCTCAATGGTACTGGTACATTTACCGTACCGAACATGAGTCCTGATGATGTCGTTGTTCAACGTAATGGTGAGACACTCGGTAGTCGAGGTGGTAATACATCATCATCATTTGGTAGTACAGCATTAAATACATCACAGTGGCCAAGACACAGACATAATCTACCACGACAGAATTATAACCTGACCAATAACGTCAATGTAACCAGACAACCAAACCACTGGGGTGCAGTCGTCAACAGTCCACGTTGTTGGGATGGAAGAGCATGTATGTCATATCGAATACTAATCAGAAGAGGAAGATGGAGAAGATGGATTCAGTCACCATGTCCCACACGAGGTGGTGGATGGTGGAGTTCAGGTAACTATACTCCATGTGCACGTCCTGGTAGTACAAGTTATGGTCCAAGAGACGCAGGTTCTGCCCTTGGAATGGGACCTCGTACCAACTTCTCATATAACATGGGTAATGCAGGTGCAAACAGTCCAAGTTCACATACACACAGTGCCAACCCCATCCAACAGTCCATGAGAATGCAGTTCCTTATAAAAGCATTCTAAATAATAGAATACAAGCCAATCTGAAAACATTATGCACGGAGTAAACGAAGATTTCATCGAACACGGTGATGATTTTATTTCAATATATCACAATGTATTCCCCAAGAGCAATTGTGATCAAATAATCAAGAAGTTTGAGTTCCTTGATCAGGCATGTTGCCATAATGATGAGGTCAAGAGACTACACGAGGAATGGAGAGAGAGTGGACACGGGGATATCATGATGGACGGGAAAACACAGTTCATGAATGCAAGTGGCGGAAGAATGGACAGGTCATATAACCTCATTCATATTGATGACTATTGTACCAGTACATCATATGATCCATCAATAAGAGAAGAAGGATGTATATGTTCTGTATCATTGATTACAGAGTACCTATACCATGCAATTGATGAATACATTGCACGTTATGGTACACTACGCAACAAGTCATTCTACAGTAACTTCAATAAGGTACAAAAGACACCTGCAGGTGGTGGATACCATGTCTGGCACGATGAATTAGGAGAATCAGTACAGCACAGTGACAGGGCACTAGTCTGGATGTTGTATCTCAATAATGATTTTGAAGGGGGAGAAACAGAGTTCTTATATCAAAAGAGAAGAATAACCCCAGAACCAGGTACTATTGTGATCTGGCCAGCACAATGGACACATCAACACAAGGGTAACATGGTTCTAAGTGGTAACAAGTATATTGTAACAGGATGGATACACAACATGTGGACTGATCATCATATCGGTGGTCACCTCATTGCACCTGATAATCCACCAGATAAAGAATAATCAATCGGCATAATACCAATAATAACCTTTCCATGTCCTTTTACCAGGATATAATAACGATTTACGAATACCACCGCCACGTTTACCATTAATAGTACGCTCGGCAGCAGATATAGACTCATATACCATTGTCTTCTTACCATTAGACTTGTGTACACCATATATTTTACGTTTGTGTAGGTTCTTACCTATCTTTTTCCATGTGTACCCGTATGCTTCCCATCCATTACGGGCTGCCAGTACAATATTACCATTTCTTTTCTTATCACCTGCGACATCTGCTGCTGCATCACTTATACTATTCCATATCTTTATATCTCCAGTCTTGACACATGTTCCCTCTATCTTCTGTTTCATGTGTGTACCGTCACCTCTATGCTCTTCACACATAAAACCCCATTTCTCTCCTGATGCTACTTTCTTATTAATACTATTCTTTATGTTGTTGACCCATTCCTTGGTCTTCTCCTTATTCTTTATTATTATCTTCTCTGCTACCTCACGGTTATTATATTCACTACCCAGTTTATTAATATAATAGTCCTTACGTTCTTCTAACCTATCAGTTGTTGTTTCTTCCAATACAGATATATTAAATCTACCAGTACCTTGTTGTTTTATATCCTTGTATAAGTCCTTATGGGTAGTATCTGTTATGTGATTCTTCCATATCTTGTTAATTGGTAGAGTTGTATGTCCTACGTATTGTTTCTTATTTACTTTGTTGGTAATACAGTAGATTGTACCTTGTTTTATTGCCATAGAATAATGAGATGTTCACGTACGTACATGTATATAGGGAATTATTGACAAAAATATGGTTGTGTGATGTAATTGATTCTCATTATCATTAATTATTGAGAAAGGTAGAGATCTTATGTTATCTTAGCGAGCATAGCATAAGAATCGGAGTTTGTCAACCCCACCGCCCCAAAATCTAGTCGAGATCCGCGCATTATGATCTAGTCGAGATACACACATCATAATTCTCGACTAGCTTTCGCGCATTATAATAATCTCGTCTAGAATGTTCACAAACTGTAACAAATCTCGACGAGTTCTCATAAATATGCTATACTACATGTATGACACACACAATCTAGTCGAGCTATGTACGATTGGTCTTATGAATATCTCGTCGAGCTTCCTGACGCGGACGAGCACATGCGTACTAATCTCGACGAGATACCTGCGCGAGACGTACACAATCTCGACGAGCTTGCGCGCAAACCCTATGAGTGATATAATAATCTAGTCGAGCTTAGCACACCTCTACTCCTTATGTCAACTCCTTACCTCAGTCAAAAACGTAAAGTCTCAGTGCATCTAGATCTAGATGCATACGGGGATCTAGACGCGCAGGTGCTGCGGGTACTGGATTGGCATAGAATTCTCATGTTGGAATCAGACGAGACAGTCGAGGTTACCGTCTCGGAGCATGAGGAAGACGATGTGGACCAGGCAGCCGATATTCTTTATTCTCAATAGTACCTCGTTATTGAGAATGATGTATACCAGATGTGACAATAATATTAGTGGCACAGGCATCCACCAAGGGTGCCTTTTTTGATGTATATTAAAGATGGGAAACAAAACTGGCATGCCCAGATCGGAACAACACTCGAAGAGTTAGTAATTCTCATGTAAAGCAACATAAGTCCAGTTTTTGTTTCTCTCGTCATTTCTCAGAGGTTTATGGATTATCCTAACAATGTTCCAGAGTTCGTAGATTACGTTGATTCATTCTACGGTACCAATGATCCGCTCTATCCGCTGATCGAACAAAGCACACAGGAACCACTGCACAAAGTGGATATCTTGAGAGCAGCATTAGATTACATCGATCGATGCATGAAAGGTGATTTGGAATATGTGCACTATTCGTGGGGAGATGGTGATTCCTTGGATCGTGAAAGAGTCCGTGACATCCTCCTACAAGATTATGATTACGTACATGCCAATTAATTAACTGGCACACGAGGACTTGCAACTGCAGTTCCTGTAGATTAAATTAAATGTAACGTTGAATTTTATTATGGCACAATCACCAAACGGCATCAACATTCAATTAACCCCGTCACAATTTGACATGATGTATGACCTAGTCATGATGGGTTATGATTTGGATATCCCTGATCAGAAAGGATGGGATCTACAAACTTATGATAACTTGGTTGACAACATCACCAACGGTTACTCTACAATTTTAACCAGCGATGTAAAGGGGGCACTACATGGAAAATAATTCCCTAGGATGGGCAGTCCAACCGTCTTCGTGGTTTAACTTCGACTCTGATGGTTGTGTCTACTGCGCGGATATTAACACAGCATACCGCGTGGCGCGCGATCAAACCAGATTCGGTGATCAAATTATTTGGAAGATGACCAGCGGTGATCCGATCCGTTGGGTCCGTGTGACAAAAGAAGAAGTGGCACACTCGGCATATCAAGGTGCGTAATGTGCGGTTATAATGGTTATATACCACACAAGAAACAATTATGCCAAACTGGTGCAACAACAGAGTTGACTTCTACTCTGACGATACTTCCAAAATTAAGGAACTTCGTGAAATCTTTGAATCTGATGATGTCTTTAAAAAGATAGTTCCACCCCCAAACTGGGAGAAAACACCACTAGCACCAGAGGACGTGCAAGAATATTCGTTCTCAAAACCTCGTGGTGAAGTTGGTGAACTACCAGTCGTCAAGGACAAAGGATTCGGTAAGGGTCTATACTTTCCGTCAACTGATATGAATGATGACAGATGGTATGACTGGAACATCAACAACTGGGGAACTAAATGGGACATTGACGGCAAGTATTCAGAACTAGATGGTGATGATTACAGTTTTCAAGTCACCTTTGAAACAGCATGGTCACCACCTGAGCAAATATATTATGCTCTTCGTGAAAAATACCCAACAGTTGATATTACGTGGTTCTATGATGAACCAGGCGCCCAAGTTGCAGGTTATTTGGGGGCATAATGGAATATCAAATGCAAGATTTAACACTGGACGACATACGCAGTTTGTCCAGTAATTACTTACGCAGTTGTCTCAAAGAGGACATATCACCAGAGACACATGACATGATAACAAAAGAGTTATATGTTAGGGACATGCGTAGACCAATTTAATTAGTGTCACACAGGGGGTTTCAATCACCCCCTTTTCTGTTAATATTAAAGAGTAAAGCAATTCAATCCACACATGAGAAAAATTGAACTTGAAATGAATGAAGCGATCAGAAATGGTCACGCATGGTCTAAAGATAACACTTGCGTTACTTATGACCCAACAAATAATATGTCAGCTGAGGTTTACCTGCATGGAAACCACATTGCAACAGTCACGGATCAGAATTTGACCCTATTTTCTGGTGGCGGGTGGTTCACCAACACCACAAAATCCAGACTCAATGCACTTATTAATGAGTTTTGTGAACCAATGTCTAATGGAATTTTTCAGAAGAATTGGAACTGGTACGTTAGGGCATTTAATACAATCGTCCCTTTTCATGATGGCATCTCTATCCCCGTGGTGTAATGACATTAAATGACAAACTGAAAAAAGAGAGGACGGGACTAACCGCCTCTCAATATTCCACACTACAAGAGTGGTACGTTGAAAGATGGGTTGAGACTATGACGACTCAAGACTTGCAAGAGTACGTTTATAATAGTATGATGCAAGACGTTGAAAATCAACCCGAAGCAGAATTTCTTAGTGATTGTGAGGATTTTTGGTTAGACGATTGGAAGTACACGTTAGAAGAACTTAAGGAGGTTTCGTGACTAATTTTTCAATTGGTGATAAGGTGAGAGACCCAGAGGATCGGGAGTGGTGGGTTCTCTCTCTGTTTCCAGAGCTCAATAAGATCGTTTTGATCACCTGCGACGAGTCCCGAAACGATCGTATCACATATCGTCCCGAAGATCTGGAATTTATAGAATGATTGTGACACTTTACAAGGTGTACATTTTTTATTTCATTTTTAAATATTTTGAATTATACTTAAGTCATACAATTCATTAATCCACACATGAAAAAAATTAACGTTTCAAAACTTTATGATGACTTCGCTAACTTAGGTTGGGACTACACATGTAACAGAATGAGTAGATCAGCGATGGAATGTTATGACGCAATCGCGATTAACTTAGGTGTTCTTGAAGATGGGGAACATTGGAATGAAGACGCATACACAGACAAGAGGTGTACTCACTAATGAAATTTAACGTAACCGAAGTTGAGTTTGACTTTGACGATTGGTATGATCGGAACTGGGAAAGTAAACTTACATTTGATGAGGAGATTGAAATTCGTGACCTTGCACTTGGTGTATGGGAAGCAGACGATGAAGATGACCTTATTGAAGAGATAACCGCAGCATCAGGTTGGTGCATTAAATCCATTGATTACGACATTCAATTAAAATGAACAGAAACTATCTTATCAAAGAAATCAAAGATTTGGCAAAAAACTTTGATGACAAAACCAAGGAAAGAATCCTTAACTTAATCGTCCCAGATCATCATTTTGATAATAAGGAACTTAAGTCATTATATAATGAACTGATGGAGGACGTCTACGGCGACGGGGGCATAAAAGGTTACTAGTGTGCCAATTAAAATAGTGTCCATTTTTGCTCGCGTTTTGCAAAAAAATATGCCATACTAATAGTATAAACAATTAAAGGTTTCCACATTATGATTATGATTGAAAAATTCATTGAAGCAAAATTTAACGGTTCAGTAATAAGAGAACCAATACCTTATGGTTCATTCGCTTATGACATGTGCTATGACATGGCACAACAGTACGGGCATGCCGAAGTGGTTTGGTATTCACTAAACGGCACAAGAGTTACCGAAGGCGAATACTATGCCGATTAAAATAGTGTCACAAGGGTGGGTTATTTTTCTCACCTTTGCGTTTATAATAGTAGTATAACAAACAGAGGTTTCCACACATGACCAAAACTCAAAGATTAATTAAAAGAATCAAAGAAGTAGACAACTTTGAAAACGTAGCATATGTCTGCGAAGACTTCCAAACATTCATTGATGAAGTTGCCGAGTGGGGTGTTCAGTCAATCGCAAAGGTTGATTTTGATGATCCCGAATTAAACCTTGAAGCATTAGATGATTTCTTTGCTTCATTCGGGTGTACACCAGATAATCCACACCCTTGCAGCAAGTACGCATTACCTAAGGTGTTCTCATGAGTTGCTTACAGAATGAAATGATCTTAGAAGGAATTTTTGAGGAAGTGCAAGAGTGCTTCCCCTACCTCTCAGAAGATCAACAAATTGAAATTGCACAAAAACGTTTTGAGGATTTATGCCAATGATTGAAACATTTTTAATTCTCTTTTCAGTCGTCCTAATCGCTGACGCAAATGACAGAGTCAGCGAATACATCAGACAAAGGAAGCACTAATGAACTACGAAGAAATTTTAAAGTGCTACGAAGGTGTAACCGAACAACATGCAAACACTTCGTTTGAGTTCGGGTTAATGAACGACACCTATTACAATTTGTTCAGAGAGCATGACTTATTAGAGTATGCCAATTCAAACTCTGTCCACTAACACCTTATTTTCTCACACATTTAAGGTTATAATGAACTCATACCACACAGGAGCATTCATGACTTCAATTTTTCAAACAGACTTAACACACAAAAACTACAACGGTTGGACAAACTACGAAACGTGGAATGTCTCCCTCTGGATCGGCAACGACGAAGGACTTTACGACATAGCACGTAGAGCAATGGACTGGTCACACTTATTGGAGATCTTTGCGAACTACGGAATAGAAACAACTGGTGATGGTGTCAGATGGGACGACCCAAACGTAAACGCAGTTGAGATGGACGAAATGCTTGAGGAGTTATAACTCTCCTCTGGGCATTGGTCAGGCAAGGGTGGGCGACCCCAGTGGAATATGCCCTTTATGTGTGGAGACCTCTGACCATGTAAGACCCAATGGGCGCAATGTAGGGGTTGTGCCTAAGTTGTTCGTGGGGGGCAGTGCTTATGCCCCCTTTTTATTATGGTTTGAAAACCGTTAGGTACCCCTAACCTACAGAGGTGACAATTCGACCTTTAAATATACTTCAAATGAAAAAATTTTCCGCCATATATAAACTCATAG